GCGTGTCGTGCTGCAGGGTGTCGACAAATGCACCGCCTGCACGCCACGTCTGCGCTGTACCACCTGCTAGGGTGCCGAGAATTCCATCTTCGGCAGGTGCAGGTTTCAGTACGTCATCAAACAAACCACTACTTGACGGATTCAGCACGTCATCAAACAGACCATCAGCCATTTTGGCCTCTCCAAGCAGGAGGTTTATCGGAACAACTAATTTCTTACAGAGTTGATGATACCGCGTGCTGCGTCCATAATCGGCGATCCACCAAGTTTTTGTCTGCGCGTTTTTAATTCAGACAAGCGAGCCTCAAGTCTTGAAGCCTCGTCAGTAGAAAGTAACTCACCGCCACCTTTTAACGGATTGGTCCGTCGCGTCTTGTCTGTATTCAACGAGGTTCTGATAGTAGCTATTTCGGCATCTATTTTCTGAATCTCGTTCCCACCAGCAGCCGGCGCAGTAGGTTCACCAGCAGCCGGCGCAGTAGGTTCATCGGGTAATGGCGGAAGTCCCTTTGAAACGAGGCGCTTGTTAGCTTCAGCAAGCGAAATTCTGCCGGTTGCCAATGCAGCCTTCGCATCTGCGTGGGCTTTGTCTGTATCAGGCTTACCACCATCAGCCAATTTGGAACGAGCGTCTTCTGGTAGATACGGCTCGATCAGCGTATTTATTTCCTTCACAACAGCAGACTTTCGAGCGAGCAACGCCTCACCAACCGGTAGGTTATCACCTTGCAGTTTTGTGATCTGAGTATTGATCGCTTTCAATTCTTCATCACGAGACTTCATGGCACGATCGACTGCTGGTGGTATTTTTGCGTCAGCCGACGCGCGTTCGTATGCCAATTTTGCAGTCTTGTATTGCATGTCAGCAGAACGGCTCGCTATGTCCGCTTGTTTCTTGCGTAACTCATAGTCTCGGACATCCTTTGCGTCGGCTGTAGCGTCCCGAGCTTCCTGCCGAGCTTGCGCCTGATCGCTTTCATCCAGCCGTGCCAGTTCCGAGAACTTGCGCTGCGCACCGAGATAGTCGCGATTGTTCGGCGCAGCCTGCCCCTTCTGCACATTGACACCTGTATTTTCGTCACCGCGATAGTCAGCATCGTTCAGACCTTGCCGCTCGGCAATCAGCCCGATACGTTGCTCGGCAATACCCTTCGCTGCAGCGTCTTCTCTAGCACGTTCGGCCGTAGCACCAGCAAGATCGCGAGCACGTTTCGTTTCGTCCATGCGCAACGCATTCTCGGCGATACGTTCTTCCTTCATGCGCGTGTATTCGTCATCGATAGCTTTCTCCGCGACGACAGCCATCCCCTTGCCGACACCGCCGACAAATCCCATCAACCCGGCGCTCATGCTGGTGCTCCTATAAGACCCGGCTCTGCGGGCGGCGGCTGACCACCGGGCTGCTCAGGCGGCTGACCACCGGGCTGCTGTGCGCCGTTCAGTTCTTTCATCTTTTCAATACTGCCCATGAGCATATCCTGCTTGACGCCGGCCTCACCGAAGAAGTCGAACACGAACAACTGGATCGCCGATCCCATCAGTTCTGGTGTGACAACATCTCGTCCGGTCTGTGCTGCATAATCGGCAGCGTGCATCATCAGTTCGATGCCAACTGGAATGATCAGATGTTCCGGAAACGCACCCTTCGACTGGCTATGCAGCATGCGTATCAGGTTGCCGACACCTTTAGCTAGCTTTTCATCAATCGGACCTTCAGCATCGATCTGCTCAAGCATGTACTTGTGCGTGGTCTTGTCGAACATGAACTTCATACCCGCAGCAACCAGTTGCGCGTATGGCTTTCGCATATTCGGCGGAACGTTCTGACGCAGATTCTGCCGCAGTTCTGTGGAGTCAAAAGTAGTTGTCATGCCGGTACTCCCTCGTAGGCTTTTTTCCATTGCTCGGCAGAAGCAGTGATGTATTGCTCCCGTGTTCGGCGCGTTCCGTCTGGATTCAGACCGTACGGGCCTGCGTTACTTGCTGTACCGAATGATCCGACATCTACAGCTTGCGGGCCGGCAAACTTCTTTTCGAGCAGTTCTGTCGTAGCTTTGGATTCTTCGGTGCGAGCATCGGTTAGACCTTGGCCTGCCGCTGTGGCGCTCTCGGTAGCTTTTGCTGATGCCATTCCCTGCAACCCCGTGCCTAGCATGAGCGCAAGTTCCTTGTTGTCTTTCAGGAAACTTGTTCCGGGTAGTGCCTGCGATTTCTGTTCGGCCGGTTTGTTGATCAGTCCTGACGATTGACTCGCAATGCTTCTGGCTAACGACGGTGCAGCATTGACACTAGCTGCGTTAATGTCCGGAACAAGCCCTTCAGCAACGCTCGGTGCCTGATTCATCATCGGGTTGGCTGCATCAACAACAGGTGCCATACCACTTGCATTGACACCAAAATTGGCATCACCAGTGAACTGATTAGCCATGTTGTTCAAACCACCGCTGATGCCGTCTCCTGCACTCCATGCGTTGCCGAACGCCTCGAAGCCGCCCATCTCGAAAAACTGGCCGACGCCGCCCGCTAGACCGGCGACCATACCCAACGTAGAGAGTGTTTTGTTTCCGGTGATAGCGCCAAGACCTGACATGACACCACCCGCGATCATCAACCCGCCGAGCAGCGCGCTCGTGCCGACGATAGCCATGCCGGCCGAGATGCTACCGATGGCACCAACAAGCGCAACGGCTGGTCCGTTCTTTTGACCAAATGCCGGACCTGTATTCCACGCGCCGACAGGTTCGTACATGGCGGCTTGTTGGTGGTGCGTCGTCCAGTACAACGGGCGTTGCCGAAGGCTATCGAGGTACATGATTTTTCCTTTCAAACGGCAACTCGTTGAGCCACCAATAACGAAACGTCTCGTCTTCATTCGTTGCTACAAATCCAAGACGGCTGATAAATTGTTCAGTCTCATCGTCCTTGAACGATCTGGTAATGAGAAACACATGCTCGGCGAGTAACGATTCTAGCGCGTGTCGAGCGATGCGTCTCGACCAGCCGCGACGACGATGCTGCGGTAACACGGCAACATGAATCTCACGACCGCGCATCAGGAAATCTCCGTAATGCACACCATTACACTCGATCGGTCGGGTGATCCAACCGTCAGGTATGACGCCGAGGTAGTTGCGTATCGCATTCATCAGAACACCAACAATGCACCCAAGTCGATACCGGCGATTTCGGACAATACCGTCAGACCAGACTTCAGCATTGTCTTTTGGTTCTCGATTGCTACTGTTTTGTCAGGAGCCGCCATGTCCGGATTGTTCACGATGTCCGTGATGTTTTGCATCGCCTTCGAGTACAGTGCGCCACCCTGCTCGTTGGTGGAGATCATCTGCTTGAACGTAGCTTCGACGGCAGCGAGATCGAGCTTGGTCTGATCGGCCAGTCCCTGCAGTTCGATCTTCGTCGCTGCATCTGCGTTTGTGATGGCCGTCTTGAACTTGTTGTCAAGGTCAACCAGCAACATCTTGTTTGCCGCATCTGCGTCGAGGGTTGCAGCCTGCGCACGTATCTTTCCGCTTTCAAGGGTCGCGGTATTTGCAGCGTTGGCATTGGTGATATTTGTTTGCTGCACATTGCCGGCGTTGAATTCCGACGCGCGATTGGCCGCAGCGGTGTTTGCCAGCCCGACTTGCTGCACGTTGCCGGCGTTGAATTCTGACGAACGATTTGCAGCGTTGGCATTGAAGTTTGCTGACTGCACGTTAGTTTGCGCATCTTGTTGCGCAATAGGCAACGCAGCGTCATACAGTGCGGCTTGACCGGCGCTGATTGCCATGCTGCTGTTCATCAAGCCAAGACTGTTCATCCGCTGCTTCGAGCGCGTGTCGGCCTGCTGCATCAGCGGGCTATTCGCATCGACAATATTTTTGACCTGACCCTGAACAGTCTGATCGTTAGATACGTTCCACTGCGTCGGGTCGTAGCTTGCCGCAGTGGCATTCGCTGGCGTGCTCATTACAGCAGGCGTGGCATTAGCCACCGGGCCGATTGGCTCAGTAGCGCCCGGTACTTTCCACCATTCTTCTGTGGTCGCGGCGGCGGGTGCGACGGGTGCGGTTGCGGTTCCCATGATGACTCCTTATGATTTCAGCCAATCGAAGATCGACTGGAATGGTGTTGTCTGCTCAAACACAGACCCTTGTTGTGGAGCCTGCTCTGCTTGTATTGATTGCTTCTGATGCGCAACGCTCGTATTGAGGCGTTCAACTTCACGACTGGCTGTCGTTTGCGCCTGTTCATTGCGGTTCTGAATGGCAACACCTTTGTCATTGAGTGCATTGACGGCGCTACCTTTCTCAAGCAATGCTGAGTTGGCGTTTGCCGCAGATTCAATTTGTGCATGAGTGAGCGGCGCAACGAAGGGTTGATCGTTCTTGGTGAAGTAGTAGGAACTTGGAGTTTGCGAATTCAGCGGGGTGTTATTCGTCGGCATCGCTTCGATCGCCGTGCCGTCTGCGCCACGCACCGTCAGGCCATTGCCGGACGAATACAAGTAGCCGCCAGAAGGAACACCTGCATACGTACCATCGTATGCCGCCGCTGGCCCACCTGAGTTGTTCAGGTTATCTTCGACCGTATAGAGCGGGCGACCACGATCAGCCGGCTGTGCAACCTTTGCTCCACCGGGCCTAGTGCCGTAAGCATATGGTTGTAGCCCTTCATAGGTAGTCAAGTACCCCACAATCTGAAAGAGCGCGTTGTTGTCAGTTCGATGCACAGCGGAGTTTTTGAACCCCTCAACTTGCGTGTTGTAATCCTTCAACGTTGCCTCATGCGGTGCCATCTCACCTTTAAGTTGCGCAACTTCATTGTTATATCTGGCGACTCTACGTTTAGCAAATTGCTCCTGAACGTCAGCGCGACGCGCAACGTCTTCAGCTTCACGTGTCAGAGAATTGATCAGTCCCATGTCATCCCCTCGCTTCGAGGACGGCAACCTTCGCCGACAATTCTTGAATTGCTTTGACCAGTACCGGGATCAGCCGGCCGTAGGATGCTTCGAGCTTGTCAGGGTTCTCGGCATAGACCAGCCGTAGCCATTCGTCATCAACCGTCTGCAAGTCCTGCGCGATGAAGCCGGAATCCTTGATGCCGACCTTGCCCCCGTCACGCATGTTCCAAGTGAAACGCACGGGGTTGAGCGCCAGCACGGTATCGAGGCCGGACGGCAGCGGAGTAACGTCGGTCTTGTCGCGGGCGTCAGACAGCGCGGTAATGCTGGTGACTTGGCAGCGCAGCGTGGCGATGCTGCTGTTACCGAGGGTGATTTCGTTGGACACATTGACCGCTGTCGCTGCGGCCTGATACCCGATCAATGTGTTGTTGCTTCCCGTCGTTAGGTCGGTTGTAGCAGCACTTCTTCCGATGATCGTGTTGTTGGCACCACTCGTCAGTCCAGTTCCAGAACCAGCGCCAAAGATCGAGTTACCGTCGCCGGTGATTACGTTAACCCATGCCGCAAGATAACCTACAACTGTATTGCTTGCCCCCGACGTAAGGCCGCCAGCGGCACCCTGCCCGACAGCAACATTTCCTGTCGCGGTGCCGCTTTGCAATGCGCCACTACCAATCCCGATCCCGCCGCCTGTGCAAGTTCGTCCAGCATCATTACCGATAAATATGTTGTTGCTTTGTGCGGTAGACCCGTTACCGGCACGATACCCGACGGTTATGGCGCTGGAATTTCCTGAGTTACCAGAAGATACACCAAGCGCGATACAACCGTTACCACCGCCGCCAGTGAAGGAAGTAGAGCCGACTACCAGTTGAGCTTGGTTCGCGCCGCCACCGGGGGTGCCACTTGACAGTTGGACTACCGTACCGTTCACACTCGTTGCTGTTGCAACTCCGAGCGCAGGCGTCACCAGCGTTGGCGAGGTTGCAAATACCAGCGCACCACTACCAGTCTCGCCGGTCACTGCTGCCGCAAGATTCGCACTGCTTGGCGTTGCGAGGAACGTAGCGACGTTTGCACCAAGTCCGCTGACACCACCGAGGGCAACAGCACCAGCCACCGATGCTGCACCGGCAGTCAAGCCTGCGGCCGTGCCGCTGATATTGGTGCCGACCAGTGCAGATGGTGTACCGGCGTTTCCGTTGAACAATACAGGAGCGCCAGGCGATCCAACATTGGCAGCCAGTGCGGCGGCCACACCCGTACCGGGCGTTATGACACTCGGGATACCGGTAGTCGATACCACAAGCAAGCCAGAGCCACCCACCGCATCCAACGCTGTACCAGCGGCATTGACGTACGCGATCTTGTAGGCATTCGCCGTCAGTGCCGGCAGCTTACTAAAGCCAGCGGCAATGGCGGTAAATTCCGTACGCATTATCGGCGATGCAATCTCGCTACCGTCGGTCGGACTGCCGGACGCATTGTAAAAATCATTTGGCATTATCTTATCCCCCGACGTGGTGTGTAATGAACGATTAGACTGTTGATCGTGAAGGACGCGGTGTAATCGGTATAGTTGCTGAATGTGATGGCGATATTCTCGGCCGTGCCTTGTAGCTCGACCTCACTCGGGAACAACGTGCGGCCGTCCCATACCAGACCGCTGTCCCATGTATAACCGCTGTCCCATGTGATATTTGCATAATTTGCCGAGTAGCTTGCCGAGGCTTGCGGTGCGATAAGCGGCGATCCGTAACCAAGGCTGTAGCTGACATTGAGCGCTGCGAACGTCGAACCTGTGATCTCAGCCGACGCCTTGCGGAATCGCTTGAGCAAGCGCGGCGACTTCATCGAGTTGTAGTTGAGCGTGATGTACGAATTGATTGCCGTGCCATCGAAGCTGGTGCCGGCATCGAGGCGATGCACATAACCGCCTGACGAACCGAATAGCGTGATCTCGGTGCCGTCGCTTTCCTCGCCTTCCCATGTACAGAACACCGGGTCAGGGAAATATACAGGCATCGCTCCGATGAACTTGTCATTGACGATCGTGCAGTACAGCCCGTTTCCATTCGAGAAGAACAGACGGAACTGACTCTTCTCGCGATTGACAGTACATGCTGTTGCGTACTGGCGATTGGCAAGAATGAACGGCCGGATGTTTGCCGACAGCGACGCTTGCTCAAAGTTACCGTATGCCAACGTGGCGGTAAGTCCGACGACGCCACGGTCGTCCAACGTGTAGGCACCAGCCAGATTGGCCGACATGTACGCCAGCGCGCCGACGCCGTTGTTGTAATTGACCAGCTTGAAATCGGCTGTCGATGATCCGTACAGAATCTGCGTGTTGTTGCGTGTCTGCACCAGCAATGCACCGTCGTCCTGCGAGCCGGTCAGGATCGTGTAGTTCGTGATCGTCTCACCGGCTGATATCTCACCAGCACCCAACACGACGGTCCAACCGAAAGGATCACCGATTCCACTGATCTGCATGCTCGCGTCGAATGCGAAGATCAAATGCTTTTTGAATGCGACGACATGATCCGGCGCATCGGATGTCATGCCGGTATGGATCGGCGCATAGACCGTGCCGTCAAACTCGAAGCCGGGATTCACACCGTCGCAGCCGTAAATCTTGGACCCTGAGCCGAAGTTCTCAACGATCATTTCATACCGGCCGCTCGGCGACAGTGCGATCTGCGTCTGAATTCCCGAGAGTGTGAGCGTCGCGCCGCTGACACTGACCGTTGCGGCACCGGCAGCGAAGTCACCACCGGCCGGCGTGGCGATGACCATCGTACCAGCCGCTGTACCTGTCCATGCGCCAGCGCGCTTGACGACGCGATGTATGGTGGCGGTAACACCACCCTGCGTGAGCACCTGACCCTCAACAGGTGTCGCCGTGCCACCAGCAGTAAATGCGACCTCTTTGAATAGCGTGACGGTCTGCCAGCCAGATGCACTCGACTTGTGAAGCACACAGGACAGACCACCGACAGCGTTGCGGAACGCATATACCGTGCCGCCGAAATACACGACACCACGCACCGGCCCTTCACCGGGAACCGGATCGATCAGAGCGCGGTAGTACGCTGCGGCCAGCGTGCTATACACGGCAGATGACTGCGCGTTGCTGGATGAGTTGGTTGTCGATGTGCAGACACCGACCACCGTCACACCGTCGCGGATATTCTCTCCGACTACAAACGTGCCGGTCCGTGCGGTTACGACAAGATAGCCGGTTGGTGTCGCGATGATCGTCGCGGTTGCACCAGATGTCGCGCCGTTGATGACCATGTTGAGCGCAACCGTGCCGCTGAGTGTCACGCCGAGAATTGTGTAGGTTGCAGCAGACGGCGCGGCCTGTCCGTCATATCTTTCGTATCCACCGACACGGGTGTAACCGCCAGTGACGGCCGCTTCAAAATTTACAGCACGACGGACAACACCGGGCTTCAGCGATAGCGTCGGCGAGATTTGATCCAACCCACCACTCAGCGAGATCGCATCGTATATCACGCGCGGCATGTCCATCGGCTTCATGCCAGCGGGCCTCCCATGCGGATCATCGGCAGTTGATCAATTTCAAGCATCGACTGCAGGACGGTAAATTCGTTCTGACCACGCTGATACGACTCGCTGGCTGCCTCGTATCCGCCGTACAACATCAGCGCACGCCACACGATTGCCATGTGAAACCGATCGGGCATACCCGGCTCGGTCGTGTCATCAGCAAGCTCAAGCGCGCGGTGGAAGTAGTCGTTCGTCACGGTGTAGTCACCGTTCGACACCGGGCCGAATGCCAGTGTGTTTGCCGGCTCGATCGTGAAGACCATCGGCCGCGATTGTGCGGTACGCAACGCGCCGTACAAATATGCATTTCGGAAGTCGTCGTATTCAACGAAGTCCATAAAAACTTCGGCGACATTGCCAGTCGCCGTTGGGTAGTTACGTGCTGTATCGAGGCACCATGTACCGACATCGGCGTCAGGCGCATCGTAACCGCCCGACTGGCCGGCGACGGTTACAATGGTGGCCGTCTTGCGCATCCAGCGCCAGTTGTCTTTTGACGACTGGATGCTCATCCACGCAGATTGAATCCAATTGACGACTCGCAGCAACTCGCCCGTCTGACCGGCAGTTGCAGTCATGTGACTGGCCGTAATGCCAGCCTCATCGATCAGACGGTTGCAGAGTTGCAGGAGATTCATGACAGTCGTCCTTAGCCTTCAGCCATCAGCTTGTTGAGCCACGCAATGCCGCGCGGCGTGTCTTCCAGCACCGAGAACGGGA